CGAGACCGACCTGGCCACCTACAACACGACGCAGGACCAGGTCCAGTCGTTCCTGGCGCTGCTCAACTACTACGCGCTCAAGCGTTTTGCTCGCCTGTTTTCCACGCGGGTAGCCGTGGCGTTGCCAGGGCCAACGAGTGCGCAGCGCCAGCAGGTCTTTGCGCAGGTCAGCGCGTTGCTGGAGTCAGCGGAAAGCGATCTGGTCAAGCTCGGGGTGGACATTGGCGATTCGACATGGCAGCTGGGCCGCGTCAATCTCGATTTCCTGGAGCCTGGCTCACAGGGCGAGTTCGGCATTCCGCCCGTCGGATTGTGGTGGTGGTAGATGAGCACGCTTTTTTCTGATGCGAAACTCGCAGAGCTGAGCACGTACTTCGCGTCTCTCGGCTGCAAGGATGACGTGACGATCCTGCGGAGCAGCCGCACGCCGGATGGTCAGCTTGGAAGCCGTGAGGTGTTCGGTGCGCATGCGACAGTGAAATGCCTGGTGATCAGCTCTGGCACACCACGCCTGGAGCAGATTGCACAGCAGACGGTGGCGCGCAACGAAAATCTGTTCTGCTTCCCGGTTGGGACCGATGTCAGGCGCACCGACCGGCTGAGCTACCAGGGCGATACCTACGAGATCATCGATCTCCTCGATCCAAGCACGTACACCGTCTGGCTTCGCGTCCTGGCGAAGCACATGGAAGCAGGAGCAGGCACATGAGCAGCATCGACATCACTGGCCTGGATGAACTTCTCGCCGCGCTGGACGCGGAGGTCGCGCGCATTGAAGCAGGCGCGGAGGCGGCCGTCGCGGAGGCAGTTGAAGGCACGTTTGAGGACAGCCAGAAAGCCGTGCCCTATGACGCCGTGACGAAGCATCCGCCGGGCTATGTCCATCTGAAGGACAGCGCAGAGAAGGAAGCCGAGGGCCTGGAGGGCAGCGTGACGTACGGGACCGACCATAACTGGTATGTGGAAATGGGGACCAGCCGTATGGGGGCGCAACCGTTCCTTAATCCAGCTTTTGAGTCGAACGCTCAAAAATTCGTGAAGGCCTGCGAGGACCTGGTGAAATGACGATCGTTGGAAGCGCGCTCAGTCCGATCCAGGCGGCCATTGGCGCGAAACTGACTGACGATGCCACGCTCATGGCGCTAATTACCGGCGTTTTTGATTTTCGTGGCATCCCCGTAGATCAGGCGTTTCCGTATATCACCATCGGCGAGGCCACGGAAACGGAAGACTCGACATTTGACACGCCGGGCTACGAGGACACTTTCACGCTGCACATCTGGTCGATCCAGCCGGGCACGCAGGAGTGTCAGCAGATCCTGGCGAATCTGAATCGGCTGCTCAATCATCAGCCGCTCACACTGGCTGGGATGAGCCACGTGGGCACCTGGTACGACCTGGCGTGGACGCTAGATGATCCAGCCGACACGCGCATTACCCATATGCCGGTGCGCTATCGCATCGGGGCAGGAGAAAACTAATGGCGACAGGAGTTGCCGGCTATCCCGGCTATGTCCGCATCACGGGCACGCCAGACACGAAGATCAAGGGCATCACCAGCATGGATTTGCCGTACCAGGTCCAAACGGATGACACCACGGCGTTTGACACCACGTCGCCGGGCTGGATAACCTCGCTTCCCACGCTGACTGGCCTGACAATCAAGATCTCTGGCAAGCGCATCCCTGGCGACGCCGGTCAGCTCGCGCTGCGTACCGGTTTTCTGAACAAGACCCTGGTCTCTGCGGTGAAGTTCAGCCCGGACGGCACCGAAGTGCACACCGCCGACTGCTGGGTGACGGCCTGGGACCAGAAGAGCGATGTGAAGAGCGCGCAGTCGCTGGATATCACCCTGGTCGTCGAGGCTGCGGCCACAATCAGCCCGTAAGGAGCATCACGCATGGCGACTGGCGTTGACAATCGAAACACGCGCATCTACGCCACCAGCTGGCCGTCTGTTGCGCTGACCGATGAGGCTATGACGGACAGCGGAGACCACCAAAATTACAAAATCACCAACCAGGTGAAGCGCATCCTGGACCCGAATACAGCCGTGGTCGTGCAGCAGGCCAGTGACGAGCTGCAGAGCGTCACCATCACCGGCGCGCCGACGGGCGGGACATTCACGCTCACGTTCGGCGGCAACACCACCGCCGGGATCGCCTATAACGCGCTGGCTTCGGCGGTCCAGACGGCGCTCCAGGCGCTGGCCAGTATTGGCGCGGGGAACGCGCTGGTGACTGGCAGCGCAGGTGGCCCCTGGACGGTGCAATTCACTGGCACCCTGGGCAAGGCCAACCAGGCGCAGATGACCGCCAGTGGCGCGGGCCTGACTGGCGGCAGTTCGCCTGGCGTGTCCATCGCGACAACGCAGAATGGTGCTGCATACGCCACGATCTCCACGGGCTTCACGCTGTACCTGATGGGCGCCCGGGTGGTGTACACTGCCGCGCAGCCGGTCGGAACCTACGTCCGCTTGCACTCTGGAAGCTATCTGCCCTACCTGGCCATCGCCGGCGCCAACACAGCGGAGTTCAGCGGCCAGCTCGCTACCGTCGAGACCACTGACTTCACCGACAATGGCTGGATGGCCTTCACGCCGACGGTGAGCAGTGGCACGCTCAAGTGCCACACTTTCTGGCGCAACAGCGCGATTATCAAAAATCTGACCAATCGCGACTTGCTGGCCATCAGCTACTTTGACGGAGACACCTACACCGAAGGCTTCTGCTGGGTGGCCGACAGCGATCTGAAGAGTGCCACCAAGGGCGTCGTCGAAGCTGACTACACCTTCCAGTTGACCGACCAATTCTTTGCGAATACCTGATGCATACACGAACGAAAGCGAAGCACATACCGCGCATGAATAGAGCAGAAATCCGTGAGCGCATCCTGAACAGGAAGCTCACGATCGTCCCGCTGACCGAAGAAATCTCCGGCCTGGAGGAGTTGACCGGTCAGCTCTCCATCCGCGAGCTGACCGCCAGCCAGGCCAGCCGCATCGACAAGATCGCGAAGAGCGAGTCGGGCGACGAGGACGACGGGCTCTCCATCGCCGCGACTTTTGCCTTCGCGCTGGTTGAGACGGAGAGCGGCCTGCCGATCTTTGAGGACGAGAAGGTGATCGGCCAGCTCGCTGAGGTGCTGGGGCTCTCCGTCCTGGCGCCGGTTGCCAGGATCATCAAGAAATTGTCCGGCATGGACGACGAGGCTGCGGAGAAGGCGAAAAAAAACTCCAGGAAGATCCCCGGGAAAAGTTCCGGCTCAAGCTGTATCGAGACCTCGGCGGAGGTGCTACCGGACTGACGCTGGACGAGTATTTCGAGCTGATGAGCAACCAGGAATTTCTGACCTGGTTCAAATTCTACGAGCTGGAAGCTGAGGCGGAAGCCGAGGCCCTCAAGCAGACACGAAACGGATAGGCGAGCACATGGGTCTCCTCAATGGCATGACAGTGCGGTATGGAGTAGATCTATCTGTCCTCAAGAGCGGCACTGAAGAAGCCAAGAGCCTCATCAGCTCCTTCAAAGAGATCGTCAGCGAGGCAAGCTCGGCTCTGCAGACCCTGTCTACGTCTTTCCAGAGCGGCGAAATCACCTCGCAGGCATCCAGCGCGACCGAGAGCATCGCCTCGCTGGCGGAAGACGCTGCAGCGACCGGCGAATCGCTCACGCAGGTCGGAGCAGACGCTGAAGAGATGGGCAGCGAGGTAGAGGCAGGCTCGGAAGAGGCGGCCTCGGGACTGTCCAACGTCAAGGAGAAGGCCGAATCGGCATCTGGCGGCTTCTCCGGTTTTCTTTCTCATGTCAAAGATCTCGGCGGCAATTTCCTCTCCTTCGGCGCGCAGCTCGGTCAGACCGTCTTTGGCTTCCAGGCACTCGGACAGATGGCGACCTCTGTCGCCGGCAGTCTGTTCGAGCCGGCCATGGCCATCGAGGAGACAACAAACTCCTTCGAGGTTTTCGACGGCTCCATGAAGAAGGCCCAGCAGGAGATGAGCGACCTCAGCTCCTTTGCGGCTCATACCCCCTTCGAGACGCAGTCGATTGATGACGCCGCGCTCAAAATGCAGGCCGTTGGCATCAATGCCAATAATGTCATTCCCTATATCCATAGTCTGGGTGATGCCCTGGATGCGACCGGGCGGGTGTCCGGTGCTGATCTGAATATGATTGTCGATGATTTCGACAATGACGGGTTC